TGTTTCTGCCTTTCTAAGCGCTCCAAATACTTTGCACCTCTTAGGTGTGGGTAATGTTCTTGACATTGCCGCCTTGCCCTTGTGATGCTATCAGGATGCTCAAAGCCGCCCGTTATAAATGAAGCCAAGAACGAATCGAATGTAAAATAGGGCATTGATTGCAATTTTTCCCGTGCCGCATCTTGCATATCTGCAACTTCTTGCTTCCAGTAACGCACGATAAGTTCTCGGTCGTTGTCCTTAGTCGAGGGGTGGCGCAATAAAATGTCGGCCACCCTTACTTTTATTAACTTGTTCATTTGCGCAGTTTTAAAATTATTGCCGTTGGACCTTCTTTGTAATGGGCGGGGGCAGTTACCTCCCCCGTTTCCATATTCATCATAATTGAACCTTTATTGCTCATTCGATACGAATCTTGAGCCAACTTTTCTAAGTCCTTTATTTGCTCTTTTAAGGCCGTTATTTCCTCGATATGGTCATAGGTATACCTTCCACCTACCGAACGCACATCGATGTCGTAACCAAGGTAACTTTGGCCCTTGTATTTTTCCGCCTCATCGAGTGCGTTTAGTTGCACCAAATCTTTGCAATACTTAACGTGGGCCTCTAAGTTTTTCAACTCGATGTAAACATCCAACGGGTTAGCGTTCCCATTCTTTGCGGAGATGCTATGCACCTCCACCGCTTGTAAAATTTCCTGAAATGTCATTTGTGCTTTATTTAAAAGGGTAAATCATCGTTACTTCGTGCTTGGTCAATCGCATCATTCATAAATGACGTGGCGATATTGTTCTTGGGTTGTGCCGCTGCGTACATAGCCGTAATGGTGTCCTCACCCGTCATAACGTAGCGTTCAAATATTTGGGCTACTTTGGTTATGTCGTGAATTTTGATTTCACCCCCCACCGCTAAATCGATTGCACCTTTTAACACCGACATACGGGTTATGCGCTTTTCGGTTTCGGGGTCTTTTTGGTAAGCGGGTTTTCCACCTTGGAACGCTTGTTGCTGCGCCATTACGGGCTTAACCGTGTAAAATGTTTGGCCGTTAAATTCCTTACCTTCGATTGTGTAGGTGGCCTCAACGCCTTGTTTAAATTTGTTTTGGTCGATTGACTTACTTAAATACTGCCCCATATCGCCATTTTCAAACGATACTTCAAATTTGTACATTAGGCCATACTGACCATTCCACGAGCCTACGCCCGAAACTTGTGTTACTTTGCTTGTTTTTTCCATAATAGATTTTGTATTGGTGTGTAGTGTAATTTCATTAAGATTTGGATTTGTTTTTCCATTGACAACTGATTGCAGTTGAATTTAAACCGCCAACTTGCAACGGTATAATAGTTGATGCCAGTCATTTCCACCAACTGCGTATTAGTGTAATTGGCAAGTAAATCGTGCATTGCTTCGTGTGTGTCCATATTATTGTATTACTCTTTTTATTCTTTCTCTGCCCACTTGAAAATCCTTTACGTCATTGTCAAAGTATTGGCGGATTACTTCAAATCCTACTTTTCTCAACTTGTAACGTGTGGTTCCAAATTCCATACCCGCAAAAATGGGCATCTTTACATCGGTGTAATATTGTGTTTTAGTTCCTTCTACCATAGTACAAATATAACTTTTATTTTTGTGAATCCGAAATATTACCCTCGGTATTTTTAGGGTATTTCCAGTCTGAATATGACCTTTTATAATCCCCGTTCAGGACATCGACACGCCCATTTTGATAGGCTAAATCTAATTGGGTTCTTGTTAGTGATTCATCGGCTTCCAAAATAGAAACAATTACTTCGAGGTTGGTGATGTCACCTTTTTTGATGGCTTCGATTAAGTTAGTTAGCATTGTTTTGTTTTTTAATGTTCCAAGTGGTCGGCGTTTCTTTGTAAAAAAACGCTAAGTAAATTGCAAGGGCCACGAAAGCCAAGATGGTCAGGCATCCTATCAAAAAGATGGCGAAAACGATGGGTGTGTTCATATTTGTTCGATGGTTATGGGTTCTAAATCGTAGTAAGTTATGCAGTCATCAATGATATCGATTAGGTCAAATCGGTAAAACACATACATAATATCAAAATCAACTTCGCCGCCCTTAAAGTGCGCTAATTCGGCAAAATATTTCTTAATTAACGTATTTAATTCCTTACGGGAATAGGCCGCTGAGTAATGCCACACGCTTACGATTACGGCACTACTGGTAAGATTTAGGCTTGGTTTAGTTTTCATTTAAAAAAGCCTCCTCTAATTTCCACTCGCAATGGTTAATTGCCTGAATATGCAATGTTGGTTCGGTGTCATCGTTGTACCAATCGTATACCTCCGAATCATTGGTGTGAGCGGTCACGTTTTGATTGTTTACGATGCCTTTAATGGTGTACCCGCCACTTTTGGCGTAGGTCATTGTTATATGCGTTATTGTGAATTTCATAGTACAATGATACAACCTACTTTTTATATTCACAAAATAAAATACAAGAAAGGGTAAAAAAAGACCAAAAACTTTGTGAATGGCCTCTTTTTACGAGTGAATGAACTTAAAGCGATTTAAGCGCCTCGATTAATTCGGCTTGGGGGAATACATCGAACTTGTCTTTGCGTACACTACAATGCGTAAAAACACCATTCTCGCCCTTTAAAGCCCGTGGGGTAATATCCCAAATGTCCTCATTGTACGAAATATCGATACCATACCGCTCTTTCCACAACTTCAACAAGTCAACAACCGCATCTATTTGTGCCTGAGTGTATTTGTGCCAATGCTTAAACCCACGAAACGGCTTATCTAATGTCACCACATCCTCGGCTTTCACTTCGCTATTAACATAGGTAAGGTACTTTTCGCCTTTCTTAGTCACCCAACCCCATCCGATTATCTCGATTCCGATGGATGTTTTGTCAAGATTGCGATAAGCGATGCCTTCGGTTTTAAAATGGGCGTTACCTAACCCCAAATGATAGGCCCAATATTTTGAATCAAAGCCTTGCTTAATTGTACCATCTCGGTCGATGATTACGCAAGTTGCCACCCGTGGTTTGTCAGCACCCCACCACTTATATACTTGGTCACCACTTCCAGTACCCGCAGTATGGTGTAGATAGACTTGGTTCTTTGAGGTTTCCTCGTGATAGTAATCCTTAAAAGGAACTTGAATTATTTTCATTTTTTGAATTTTTCTATTGAGGTGAAACCAAGGCACAAAATCACAACCCACTCAACCGCCTCAACTAACTTGTCAGATGGGGCAACGTCGACGTGACTAAATGAATTGGCGCAAAACGTGGCAAATAACACTAACGCTCCAATAATTCCGACCACACGCTTGGAACTAATCTCGCCCTCAGGGCCTTTGAATGCTTGTAAGATATTTTTCATAATGGAAAGTATACGTTAACTAATGAATCGTTAGCCTTGCTAATGTCTTTTAGCATTAACAATGCGCTATCGTGTAACTCGGTTGCGTGTTCAATTTCTTTTTCAACTTCAATTTGTGGCTCTTCGCTGCACATTGCAAGTGTTAAAACCAAGCCTATTAAATAAAGGTACTTCATATTTTACCAAGTGATTTGTAGATTTTGATTTCAGTTACCAATGCCGAGCAAAGCGAATCTTGAGTCTTTAAAGCGTGGCCTAACTTGTCCAATTTGCCCTCACACACCAATAAACGCTTTTCGCATTTTAAATTAATATCTTTCGACTGCCCTTCGGCACGATAATAAAGAACACTTACAACCGCCAACAATAAAAACATTATTGCCTTGGTAGGGTCGCTCTTAAACTGCTCAAAACTTAAAGGTAATTTCATCGATTCAATTTTTTAATGTAATAAGCCAATCCCACCAAGCCCGTAATAATTGCGATAAGTCCGCCTATCATTGAGATTATTGGATTCCATAAAGTAGATATAGCAGATAGCCAACTAACAAAAGATGTCGTGGCTAATGCGTTTGCGGTGGTGTCAGTTAGTTTCATAGGGTAAAGTTGGTTGTGTTACTTCAAATTCTATGGGTTCGCCAAGAATTGGCAAAAGTGATTCGTCAAAAGTTATGTAATAAAATTGAGGTGTATTTAATTCTGCAAAGTTATATCCAATCCAATGCTGAGTGATATCCTCAGGTGTTTTTGGAATGCCGTAAAAAGTATCGCATTGCTTTTGTGCTGAGATTGCTTGGGGTTCCGTGTAGTATTTATATCCTAACATTAGTAAATAGTGTAAAAGTCGTTTATATTGGTTTCAATACCAACACGGTTAGACGTTTGGTCAGTTGGATATAATATTAATTCTTGCATATTTGTATCTAAATATTGACTGCCACCAACACTTCCAATAAATAAATTGTCAAAACCCGTCGAGGTAGTAGTGCTATTTCTTGAAAGAGCGGATGTGCCGTTTCTGCGCAAATTATAATTATTGTCAACTCCAATTTTGCTATAATTAAAACTATACAAAGTCTGAGCGCTTGCGATTGGAGTAGTTGTACCATTGACTGAACCTATATCCCTCCAAAAAATTCTGCTGACATTTGACTGGTAGGGATACAGTAATAAAGCATCTTTTGAATTACCTTGAAAGCACAAAGAAGACGCCACAAGACTTGCAGAAGGATTTTCAATTACTTGATAAAATGAAAAACTTGATAAAGGCAAATCTTTTAATGCAATTTGAGATAAATCCCTTGAAGAATTAAAACTAAGAGTCGGTTTACCATTCTTTAAATTAACACTACCACTGCTAACTATTTGAGGTTGATTTAATGCATTTGTTTGTGTTGCGTTTTTTGCGTTACCGCTTTGGTCGTACCACTTTGTTACAAAGCCGTTATCTAAAGCACCCGTACCCGTAAAGGCAAGTAAGGCAGTTGTGTCTAACTCACCCGTAGATGTAAAGCCAATATCTGCGACATCCAAATTTGTACGCCTTACTTCAATCGCACTACCTGTGTATGCGCTTCGTAATTTACGCAATGAATATGCAGCAGCGGCGTTTGGGTAATCGTCAAGTAAAACACCCGTTAATTGAGTTATTGAACTACCGATAATTCCGTGACTTGCTACTATCATTATGCTACTATATCACCAAACAAGTACCACTCATCCGTTGCTATCTTTATAAGAGTAGCACCGCTATACTGCACGTTTAATTTGCGTTTACTGCCGTTGCTTCTAACCGTCACTCCGCTTGTTGGCACGATTGTCGTTTGACCCGCACCATATTGCGCTAAAAGTATCTGCGTTCCCGTGGCAAATGCAACACTTGAATTTAAAGGTATTGTAAGGTTGTTAGCACTACCCACATTCATTTCGACTAACTTGTCAGCATCGCCCAAAACAAGCGTATAACTTGCCGTTTGTCGGTTAGTTACGATTAATTTATTTGTCTTTGCCGCATCTAATCCGCTATACTGAGAATTGGTTGCGTTATCACCCGTATTTGTTCCGCTTGTGTTACCTATGACCGTTGCTTGGGCATCGGTTACATATCGCTTATTTAACGAATCGGCTATGTCTGCGGTTGTGGCATCCGCTCCCGCAGTAACCAAGCCCTTTGCATCAAATGTAATCTTTGTTTTTGTCGCTCCCGTGATGGATGCGTTTTCATCAACCTTTCCATCTAAAGCCGTTTGCAAATCGGTTTGGCTTGACAAAGTTCCCGTAATTCCACCCCATACAGCACCGCCCCCACCTTTAGCAACTAAATCCGCATCCGCCGTTCCGCTTTCCCACCAATAATCCTCTACAACACCGCCCGTTGTAATTCCGACCGTTAAGCCCAAATAACGCAAATTTGCGGCGATATCGCTTTTAGCCGTTGCAAGGTCTACAAATGGGCCATATTTTGCATCTACTGGCTTGGCTACCCCGACTTTTATACCCGCTGATAATTCTATACCTGATATTGCCATTTTATGAGTTTCTTAATTCTATTGTTGGGTTACTATTTGTGATTGAATTTGTACTAACGTGGATTTTAAACGATTGGTTAGACCATAAACCCGTAGGACTATCAACGTCTAAACTTGTTACTGCGTTAAATACCGCCGTAATTGGTCCGTTATCCAATGCGGTTACAAAATATACCGTTTTTGTTGTAGAGGCGGCAGGGTAAGCCACGGCTATATATTGTGAAGATAAATTGTAAGGTATCGCCAAAGTACCCGTAGAACTTGCCACCACCTTGGTAGCCGTTCCGTTTTCTATCGCCGTAACCATATCCGCCGCTGAAATTGGCGAACTTGATTTATGATAAAAGTAAGGATAAATTCCCGTAATTGTTGGAGCCGATGCCGAATCCGTAGCCGTTCCGCTAACCCGTGAAGCATTTAAATTCGTTCCGATGTTTCCTTTGTTGTCGAAGTAATCACCCGTACCAGCGTCGTGATTTACCGTTACCGCCCAATTGTTCGCTCCGCTTACAATTGTATTGCTTACTGCTAATGTGTTACCAACTTGTGCCGTTGAACTTATTTGAGTACCCGTAAAGGTGTATTGCGTAGCCGCTCCAACCAAAGGATTGGCGTTTGTCGTGTTGTCTCCGTTACGGATACTGCCTCGGTTAAAGGTAGCCGTCAAAGTTCTTGAAACAACTTGACCAATTTCTTGTATGCCTGAAATTCCGCTTACTGCTAATTCTATCGATTTGTTGGTCAAAATACTTGCCAAAATTGTCGGGAATAAAATTGTATCCAACGCCTGAACCAATGTAAGAGACTTCCAAATACTTGCCGCTTGTGCGGGTGCGCCACCTACCGCAATACTATTAACTGAATCGCCTATGGTCGTGTTATAAATAGTACCTAATGATGCGCCCGTTAATGCTAACCCCTCATTTGCATCTACGCTTAAAGTGGCTTGTTTTGCGTTCAACTGCGTTTGTGCATCTGACGTTAAACCACCGATAAACTGAAATTCTGCGTTTGTTACGCTTCCGTCTGCTAATTTTACCGCATCAATGCCACTGGCAACCTTTGCGTTGGTCACCGCTGAATTGTCAATGGTCCACGTTGCACCACTTGCGCTAACGGTTATATCGCCTTTGTCGCCATCGGTAACTCCGCCACTTGCGGCCGCTATCGTTATCGCATTTGTGCCGTTATCGGTAATGGTTACGTTTGCACCTTCTACCAATGTCAAAGCACCGCTAAGGCCATCTAAGGTAGTAACTCCACCGCTTCCGCTAATGGTTATATTTCCGCTTCCTAAAAGGGATTCAGAATTAATGGTTTTTATATTGGTGCCGCTTATCAAAGTGGCTTGAACCGCTACCGCTCCCGTGCTTCCGTTTACGCTTTGTACTGGGGCTAAGGCCTTAACTTGGGCAACGGTTACTTTCTTTGTGGTATCATCCGATAAATCTACTATGGGTAAAACATCCGCATCGACCAAAGTAACAATGGCGGGGAGGTCGGTTATTTTTAAATCAGGCATATTTTATATATAACGAATTTTTAGGGTTGTGTTGCGGTTATCGGGCCGATACCTTGCGCCCAAATAGTGCCATCGCAACATTTAACGGAATATTTTAAAGTATCCTTACAAAGGCATCCACGTTTTGAACTTTTAGGGGATGAGCGTGAGGGGGTTTGTGTTATATTTTTTTTGTTATCCATCCGACTAAAATTAAAATAATTAAACCTAATCCCAACAATCCCATATATTTTTCATACCACGGCTTGTAAGCCACTTGAGGCACAACATATTTTTGAGTAATTTTAACCGTGTCCGCCTTTAACACCTGAACCAATTTAATGGTATCGTGGTATCGGTAAATCGTGGTTTTGAAATGCTCGTTATCAATAATAAGTGTGTCGATTGATTTGGTAACGTATGTATGTTCGGTTTTAACGCTATCCCGAATTATCAAAGTGTCAACTTGGCGAATTACCTTTTCGGTAATAATGCTTGGGTTCTTTTTTATCGCTTGTTTTAAGTGATAGTTAGCCGAACACGACGAAAACAAAACGGCCATAAATAACACCTTTGCAACCCCTTTAAATAACGGGCTAACTTTTGGCGCATCCTTTTTTAACTCGGCGTAAACTTTGGTAAGTTTCTCGACCTTGTCCGCTTTTGGCTTGTATGGTTTTTTTATAGATTCCATCCTACGTAATTTGAGGGGTTGCTATCTGGATACATTCCGCTCTCTTGGTCGGCGTTGTATTCGGGGAATAATTGTGGGTAATAACTTAAATAGTCCACCGCCTTCGTGCGATACGTTTCGGCGATATCCCTTTGACGTTTTACAAGTGAATCCAACTCTTCTTTGGCGGGTAAACTTGTTCCTTCGGGGGCGTTTCTTAATATCCCCGCATTACTGATTTCGTACCCGTGGAATAACATAAAATCCGACATTGCGTAATGAATTAACATCGGTTGAATGTAATCGTTTACCAGTGTTAAATTATTTCCCGCTAACACATTGTTTTGAACATCCGTTAAAATGCGGCGATACAATTTTGTACCTAAGATTTCTTGCACCTGAATGTCTTGGGCAATTTTTACAAATGGGGTTACCTTGTCAATGTCGACGTTCCCTTGTAATTGGGTGTACTTGAAAAGGTGGTCCTTTGTTATCAGTAAAACATTATCGTTAACGTACATCTTATTTATTTTTTAAACTTCCCCCGTTTGGTAAATCTTTGGTTTTGGTACTTGCGATATCCCAACTTGGCGGGTTAAAAGGCACACCCGCTGAATCCGCACTTTGATTTGAAACACGCTTATAATTATCTTGAATATCTTTTATGCCTTGGGCTTTTTCCTCAGGTGACAACGGCAAGAACGCTCCGCCATTTCCTTTACGTTTACGCATATAGGATAAACGATACCATTGATGGTGGCAATTAACACCGCCTTTGTATTTCCATATGGAATAAGTCGACTTTCCACTTGGGGCAAATTGTCCGTTTATCCCTTGGTCACCCATCGTATCAATATCCTCACGTCGATATACGACACCTAACTTGGCATTAGCGACCATATCCTTGCAAAACTGACGGCTATTACCCGCCGTTTGCATTGGTGCGTAACGATAACGAATTAAATAAACGCCCTTATCATCCTTGCTTTTCTCTTCGGGTTCTGCAAAGCGTTTGAAAAACTTATATTCCCCTTCGGTATCTGCATCGGTTACAACTGCCTCTTCAATTAATTCGTACTCTTCACCAATTACCTCGCCCTTAGTTTCCAAATATTCCAACCAATCCGATTCGGCTTCGGCGGTAAATTCGGGCTTATCAGCACTTAAGTTCAATTGCTTAACTTTATTCTCGGCCCAAGCGATTCCGCTTTCACCACCCCAAGCATCCCACATTAACCCGCCGCATCCTTTTGTATATGGCACGTCTTTATTTTGTTGATGCCGACGAAATGATGCCATACGCTTTACGGTTTCCTCGGATATGGGTTCCTTGTTTGCTAATTGGTGCGCCCTTGCCTTGCCTACATTTGTGCCGCAATCACCCCACCCGTTATCCATTACCCATTTTAACGCCCTTTTTGCGTTGTTTGAGGCACTTTCGGGATAGTCAGTGAATGATTCCGCCAACTCAGTTTTTTTAAAGCCGTATTCCTTTTCTTTGGTTTCGGCATCCATTGTCTTCCCGCTTAAATCGGTGAACTCCAAAGGCTGCAAAGTCTTGAAATAAATATCTAAGTTGTACCCGTTGTAATTCATTACCTTTTGTACCCCGTTTAATAAAAGGCGTTGGAATGGTCGAATAACCGTGTTATCAAAAAATATGGATGCAGTCTTTAGTTCCTCGGCATTATTTCCGAACCCTGAATTATCCTTAATACCTAAAAGCATTGGGGAGGTAATTCGGTGGGCTACCATAATTTTGGTACTTGATTCCGTACTTAAAAATTGGTATTGATTGTGGGCATCTGACAATTGAACGGGTGTGATATCGGCTTTGGATTCCACGTTATCATTAAACGAAAGAATAAACTTACCCGCATTTGATGAACCGCTGAATTTGTTTTGAATTTGGGCCTCAATCATATCCTTAACCTCTGCGGGTGGTTGCCCGTTGTTGAAGTTAATCAACATCGATGGGGCAAGACCATTCATAATGTTATTTATATGGTAGTTTGCTATTTCAATCTCAAGGTTTGCGTATTGCGTACCACCTTGATAGTCTACGGGTGAAAAATAATAGTTACCAGTGCTATAAGGTTTGCAAACTAAAATACATTCGGTTGCGCTTTCGTCAAATCCAAACGAATCAAAACGTTTGGGCTTTTGGCCTCGCTTTAATTTGGACCAATCAGGGGCAAAATAATAACCTCTTATTTCCCCATTCTCATCGCATCTTTCGGGGCGTAAAGTTTGAATTGGCCAATGGTGAGCGGCTACATACTTTTTGCGGTCTTTGGACTTTACCAAATGCAAAGCATATTGCCCAAGCATCTTTAAATCCATTGCACAATTGCGTAAGCAGTCATCTTGGAATACCTTTTTCAAATCAAGGTAACCCGCCAAATGTCGGTCCGCTTTTACCACTTCCAACCCTTCGCCGTATATCATATCCGATATACCTTTGATGGCCGAATTGTTGGTCGGGCTTCCGTAATAAAGGTCGATTAAATATTGGTAGTAATTGTTATCTTCCCCGTATTCAACCCATTCCTTATTCTTTTGCTCTATGACTGCGGGTGTTGTGTAACTCGCTAATTGTATTAACTTAATGCTCATATTTGTATCCATTGTGGGGCCACTACTGCGACCTCTTCCCATTCTTTAAATGACTTATTGATATTTGTGCTTTCGTTACTCCAAGTGGCTAAATATTCCCATTTCAAAACATCCTCATAAAGCACCCGAATTAAAATTGTATCCAAATCTTCCGCCACGTTTGCAATGGCCGTAAGCGATGGCGTTAAAATGGTAATTTTAGAACCTACCAAAACCACATCCCTATCCGCCTCGACTAAAGTCTTGGTATTTTTATGCCAAAACTGGATGTTGACTTGAGAATTTGCGGTATCGGCGATTAACTTAAATCCGTCTTGTTGCAAAATTGCAAATCCGTCTTGCTGCAATAAAAAACTATCTGCACCGCCGCCACTCGTTGCCACGTCTTCAAACGAAACAAACGGGAAAAAACTTATTGATGTGGTGGCAGAATTGACAATCATTATTTAAATAACGTAAAACGTGAATGTCGTTTGCTATATATCAAAAAAGGGGCAATAAAGCCCCCTTAATGAATGGAAAACGAACGATATTTAGGAAGCGGAAATAGTTACAACCGTACTCATATCGGCGTAACTTTCTGCGTCAACAATTGCCTTCGGTAAAGTTTCCATACCTATCAAGGTAACGGTATTCAAACGAGCATCACCCATTTGCGTACCCCAAGCCTCAACGTCGGTTGTGGCATCCATACCTTCAACGGCACCCAACAAAGTAAAGACGTTGTTTCTATCCCAAGTTATTACCCTCCAACGGCCTTTGGTCAACGTGTCGAATAATTCGGCATCCGTGTCCGCTTGGGTTGGTGTGCTTCCGCTTGGCTTTAAAGACAAAGTCAAAGTCTGAGTGTAAGCAGTTGTGCCGTTATCTCTTGACGTTGCTCCGCTAATTTCCAAAGTGCTTAACCCTTTCAATTCGAAAAAGTAAGCCGTGCTTTTTACGGGTGTAGGTGATGCCCCGTTATTGATTGATAGCACCAAACCACTTGCATCCTTTGACACAACGTCACCAAATGCGTATGGTACTAAAAATACTCCTCTTAAACCTCCCGCAAATTCCTTGCAAGGTTCGTAACGATTTGCTAATGTATTACAAGCCATATTTTTGTTTTATTAAAAAAGGGAGGGGCAATCCCCTCCCCCTTTGTTAAATTTATCTATAAAGACTAATTAAGCAATGTTAAGAATTACTTGTTGAGTCGGGTTTGTCGCAAGGATACCGCCCGTAAAACGCATAATCACACGCACGTTTTGTGAACCATCGATATCGCTCATATCAATCAACTTAACTTCGTTGGTGTCGCTCAATAAGCCCGTTCCAAAGTGTAAGTCAGATTTCAAACCTAACACACAATCGAAGTCATTTAAGCCTGGACACATATGAACGGGGATACCGTTGAAATTCATTGGTTTTTCACCTACAAAGAATTGGAAGTTGAAGTTACCAACGGCCAATGCTGCTTGGTAAGCCTTCATTGTGCTTGGTCCAACGTAGTAAGCGAAACCTTCTTTGCCATACAATGCAGCGGGGGAAGCCGCCAACATTGCTTGTAAACGAGCAACCACGTTTGTTTGGTCAGTTGCACCCGTACCCGTTACGGAAATGGCTGAATTGTCAGCAAGGAAACCGAACATACCATCTTGGCCCGCAGTAATTGCAGAATCATAGAAAAGGTTTGATTTCCAAATACCCAATTCAATAGATTGAGATACCTCAGCGGCTACTTGAGCCAACAAGAACTCTTCAAAAGAAGCGGGCAATTTTTCGTATGCGCTGAATCCCGCCTGAGCCGCTTCCCAAGTAGTGCGTAAGTTGTTCTTACACAATTGTAAGTTAACTTGCTTCTCGGTGGTAGTCAAAACGTATTCGCCCAAAGTCACTGAACTGCCATCGGTAAAATCGCAAGTTGCATCGGCAACAACGATTGAATTCTGCCAGTTACGGATTACTTGCTTAAAAGCAACATTCGGGTGTACGGTGATTAAATCTTTTGCCAAAGTTTCGCCTGAAAGCAAAGCGGCTGCGATGTACTTGTTACCAAAATTACCCGCATATGTATTTGGGGAAATGGTTGGCCCTGATAAATTAATTTTTCTATTGTTCATTTTAGTGGTTTTTTTAAAATAAGGAATTAAAAACTCGGTCTTGAATGGTCTCGTTGCGCTTTGCACCAATCTTAAATTGGAAATCTCTTTTAACTTCCGCATCAGGATTAAATTTGGTATGCTCGGCGGGGGTTTCGTTTAATTGGCGTTTTAACTCTTCGTTTTCTGCGGAAAGTTGAACATTAACGGCCTCCAAATCTTTGTT